CGCGGAACAGACCCAGAGCGCTGATGCGCCCTGGCAGATAGGGTTGTTCATTGAGTGCAGCGGTCAGCGCGGTAACGGTAAACGCTTCGTCATCAAAAATGGCGATATCGGCCATGGGTACTCTCCAGAAATGCAAAACCCCGCTCAAGGCGGGGTAGATAAAGGTGGCTGAGCGTCTTAGCGGACGATCAGAAAGTGGGCAGCCAAGGCCTTTTCAGCGTCAAGGTCGAGGCCGGTCAGGTGGGCTTCGCTGATCTCCGCCAAGCGCACGACAGCACGGCCTCGGCGTACAACATCCGATTCGCCCAAGGGACCGAAGAGAATCGCCACGGCGGTTTCGCTGCCGTCTTCGGCCGTCGGCGAGTACGGGGCGAATTCACCGGTAGCCGTCACCAGACCGAGAATTTGTCCTGGGTCCAGTGCGGGCCCCGCCGCTACGTTGATCGATTCGCGCGAGATGTTCCCTGCCCCTTCGGAAAGCAGAAATTCACCAGCGTGGATCGGTTCTTTTTTGATGGTCATGGTCTTGCTCCTTTCGCGCCGCGCGCAGTTCCAGTTTGGGCAGCTTGTCGAGCGGCCCAGATCGAGGTGGGATCAGGTTGCTTGGCCAGCACCTTCGGCGCCGGGTCATTGTCCAGCGGCAGGCTGTTGTCGATCTCAAAGCCCTTGCCGCTGCCAACGATTTTGTCGAACAGGCGCGCCCTCACCGCAGCCGCATCCAAACCAGCAGCGACATACTCGGCACTGAATTCCGGCAAGCGGGCCGCGACGCAGAGATCGTTCACCGCCTTGGCCCGGGTCAGACCCGCCAGAACAATCTCTTCGCTTTCGAGCTGGGTCGAGTTGAGCAACGGCGTGACCAGGTTGCTGATCCCCGCCTCGGCGCAGCGCTGGGTGATCAGCAACGCCAGTTTGATCGAGTCGACCACAGGTGGCGTTTGGGGTGGTTCGACCGGCTCCAAATCCGGATCCGGCTCGGGTGCTTCATCGAGCTGGGCCAGCAGTTCAGCCGGTGCGTGCTGGTATCGCTGCAGCACACCACCCTGGCCGAGGCAGGCTTTGACCTTGACCCCGTCGCCAACTTCATCGGCCAAGCCCAGGGCCACCGCTTCATTGGCGGTCAGCCAGGTTTCAGCGGCAACCAACCGGCGCAACTCGACCTCATCAATATTCTGCGCCTTCGCCTTGTAGGCCGCGATAATCGCTTCCATGGTCTGGTCGAGTACGTCGGCTACCTTACGGAAGTCTTCGGCGTCGCCTGCTGCGTAGGTCCACGGGTTGTGGATCATCAACATGGCGTTGGAGGCGATCACCACCCGGTGCGCGCCGCATACCGCGACGCTGGCCGCACTCGCCGCCAGTGCATCAATGCGGCCGGTACAGCGCTCGCCCAGCCGCGACAGGGCGTTGTGCATGGCCAGGCCGTCGAACAGGTCACCGCCGATGCTGTTGAAGGCAGCGACCACCGGTGAGACGCCGTCATCCATGGCGCGCAGGTCTTGCACGAACTGGTTGGCAGTGATGCCCCAGGCGCCAATCTCGCCGTAAACGAATACCTCGATCACTCGTTCGCCGGCTTCGCCATTGGCTTGCAGCGCGTACCAGGTTTTGTCCTCAACCTGCACACGCTGACCGGCTCGGTTGTAAATGCGCGGGCGCGTTTTTTTACTCATGGTTGCTCCTTGTCGTCGATGGTTACGACGGCGTCGAGAGTGTTGTAGTTGAGGCCAAGGGTCGTGGCTCTGGCCAGGTCAGCCGCGTTTTCCGCGTCGACCGTTTCCGCGTCGTAGCCGGTGCGTAGAACCATTTCACTGCGAGAAGCGAAGCCAGCTTGCACTTCCATCCGCCGAGCCTGAACGTCCTGTACCGGTTGGATATAGGCCCAGCCTTGCGGCACCCAGCGGGTACGCAGGTATTCACGGCGGCGCTGTGCGTAGTCGTCCAGCACAAGGGTGCCCGACAATACCGCCATGTCCATCCAGGCGGCCCGGACCGGGCGGCAGAGCTGGTGCACGTAGACGCCGAATTGCAGCTGTTCCAGGCGCCGCCGGAACTCGTTGAGCACCACACGCAGCGCCCGATCGTTGATCTCGCGCATGTCGCCGGTGAGAATCTCGTAAGGCGTGCCCGTCCCCGCCGCCGCAGCCATCAGTTGCTGTCGCATGAAATCCGGATAGTTGTTGCCCGCATCCGGTGGTTTGGAGAACTCGACCTCTTCACCAGGCCCGAGCTCCTGCATGGTGCCGGGCTCCAGCGCGACCATTGGCGTGAAGCCGTCGCGATCCAGGCTCAATGGCTGGCCCGTGACCGGATCCCTCGGCACGGGCCCGGATTCGGGAGGTGGCCGACTGATGAAGCCGGCGAACAGGTTGGCCACCTCTTGGCGGAACAACACCGCATCGTCGTAGTTATCCAGACTGCGCAAGCGCTTGAGCACCGGCGACAATCGCGGCACGCCGCGCAGCTGGCCGGGCTCGATCGGCTCGAAGATGTGCAATACCTGCGAGGCCGGCACCCGCACCAACTGGTTGTAACCGGCGTTCAGCGACGTCGCATCACGCGGGTGCGACAGGTACATCCAGTAAGCAACGCGCTTGCCACCTGGGGTGAACTCGATCCCGGCGCGGATGATGTTGCCGTTTTTGGCGCTTTCGAACTTGTCATGCGGCACGAACTCCGGGGCCAGTATCTGGAGCTGTAGCGGAACCGCGAGGCCTTCATCCAGGCTGCGTGGTCGTAACCGCACAAAGCATTCACCCGAGGTTTCGACAGTGCGGGCAACAAGCGCCTGCTGGCCGTTGAAGTCGGTGCGCTCATCAGCGTCCGACTCATCGACCCAGTCTTCCCAAAGCTCCTGCAGCAATTTGCGCAAGGCGTCGTTGTCGGTTTTCGGTCTCGGTGTGATGCCGCTACCGATCAAGTTGCTGACGCGCTTGTCGATCACATTGAAGGCATACGGGTCATTGCGAACCGCTGCCCGGGAGCGCGAACGCAGGTTGCGCAGTGCCGGGGTGTTGATGCTGTTGATTCCGTTGTCCGGAGCATCCCAGCCAGTGGATCGGCGGCCCTCTCCGGCGCCTTCGTAACTGGCCTTGATGTTCGACGGCAACACGAATCCATTACGGGTCAACGTCGGATAGTGGCGGCCCATTAGAGTCCTTTGCCTCCGTGGTAGAGCCTGACCACGCGTGAGCGCGGGCCGGCTGCATTGATCAACGAGGACCGAATTTCCTCACGAGCTTTGAGTAGCTCGTCGACGGTGCGGTACTCCACGGTACGGTCGGTGTAGCGCACGGTTTTCTCACCGCGAGCGATGGCCGCCTCAACTGCGTCGAGGTGCTTTTGAGTGAATGACATATCAGCGTCTCTTCAGGTAGCCACTAGTTGAGCTGCGGCGTTGAGGTGGGGCTGCGGGTCGCGATGGCACAACCGTTGCAGCAACGTTCTGCGGAACCGGTTGCGATACAGCCACGGGAGTGGCCTGACCGACGTTGCTGACACGTTCGCCCTGAACAGGCTTGATGCCCAGCGCATCGTCGAACAAACCCGACTGCGCCAAGGACTGACGCACCCGCTCCCAGTCGTGTTCCTTGTAACGATTGAGGCCCAGGTAATGGGCCATGGCCAGGCAGTACACCATCAGGTCGAGCGCTTCGTTGCGTTCGGCCTTGCCCTTGACCCATTCGATCCGCTTGTGGCCGCGCACGTAGCGCGCGATCTTGCGCTCCGCTACGCACTGATCGAAGAAGTCGTCCGGCAGGTCATTGGCAAAGTGCAATGCACCTGGTCCCGACTCGAACGGATAGCGGTTGTAAATCCAGTCCTTCGCCGTGTCGGTACCGACAAACCACAGCTCGGCGCCGTTGCGTTCGGTCTGCCCTTTCCAAGTGACGTCGACCATAGAAGGACGCTGGGCAATCACTGGTCTTCCGGGCTTGCTCGCCCCCTTGATGGCGAACACGTTTCGCCAACGGCGAACGCGGCAAAACTGGTAGACCTCGTCGGTGTGGTGACCGCCGGAGTCGACAGCCGTCGCGAGAATGCCAAGGCCGACACCGCACGGATGGCGATATTTAGCCTTGAGCAATTCGTCCAACGCGGCCCAGGTGCGTTCGTCAGCGGGATCACCGGCGACGATCTGGAAGTCCACGACCCAGCGTTCCATGCCGACTCCCCAGCCCATCGCCATGAACTCCAGGCGGTTGGCCTGGACGTCGACTGCGCCTGTGACCATCAGCACCGCGGATGGTAACGAACCGAGGGAGAAGCCTTCCAACCGCGCCCGGGCTCGCAGCGTATCGGCCTTAGTTTGCTCTTGCGCGCTGTCCCAGACCTTCGCCAGACGGGTGTTGTAGAACACCTGCATCGGCTCAAGGTCGCCTTTGACCTGGGCCTTCTTGGCCTTTTCGAATTGCTTGGCCAACGACTTCCAG